ATCCAGTGCCCATGCATTGATAGATTGGCTTTATCTTCAGAAAATGCAATCAAACCTTGAATCTCATCATCGCCTTTTACTAGCAATTTCATTATGGTACACTCTGCTGGAACTTTTGTCCAGTCAATATACCAACCATTTTTCTTATTGAACCCTTTCAGTTCTTTCTTCCTGTCTAGTACTTCTTTGGCTACTGTAGCTACTTCCAATCCTGTTTCGTTATCCACCAAGCAAGGAGTAAGTACATCTATTTCTATATTAATTTTACCATCTTTATAGTGATTTGTCAAAGTGTTTTCTCTTGCAACTTCTGATTTTTTAACATCTTTTTCTATTTTTTCAACTGCTTTTTCAACTGTTTTTTCAATAGCCTTTTCCTCGACTGCTTTTTCATCTGCTGTAATTTCATCCACTGGTGGGTCGTCTGCTGGTGGTATATCATCCATCCAACTTCTGTCAACTACTGGAACGCTCGTGCATCGGCAATTTGCGTGCATCGGGTGATAGTTAACACCTGGTGTTGCATCTTCGATATTAAACTTCTGGCCATCCACTCCCTCGCAATCCTCACACATTCTATTATCTCCACACGCTAGCATTTCATATTGTTTTATTCCATCATCTCCATAGGCTTTTAGGTTAGCCTGTCCAAGTGCATAATTTAACTCTGTTCTTACTATCCTTTGTGTGCTTTTGAAATCTGAATCTAACTCTTTTCTAATGCTTTCGGTTATCTTATTTACGTCCAGTCCTTGGATACTCCCAATAGTGATATGCTTATTTAACAACTCACACAATTTATCTTTTTTAGTTCCCCAAAGATTATCAGAAAAATTTGAACCACTCCAAGGATGCTTTGCTGTATCTTCCACAAATTTTTTATCTACCTTAGTTTCAACTTGCATTCCTTTTGTCTTGAAATCAGATTGAATGCTGTTATAACTCTTATTGAATACCTCTGTAAAACCTTTATTTATTGCTCCCTCATCCTTTAAGGTCTTAATGCCTACCTCTGCATTAATACTTGCTTTTAATGTATCTAGCCTTGATATCCTCGACCTCATGGCCAAAGTATCTAGTTCTAATTGTAATTGCTTGGCTTTTTCTGGATTGTATTTGGATAATCTCTCTATCTTATTAACATACCCCTCAATGTTATATCTCCATTCTTTCATCTCTGAGCCTGTCAGTGTCCTAACTGCATCATTATAGTTGAGTCCTGTCTGGGACATATATTTATTTACCAATTGCAGTGTATCTTTTTCTATGTTATTTCTAGCTTCTATATAGTTCTTTTCAAGCTCCTTTTCCGCTTTCTGGGTCAATTGGTTTACTTGGTTTTCCCTCTCTATCTGTCTTCTTTGCCAATATTTCATCGCCTGCTCCTACTGGTCTATCTTTATAATATTTATTATCTTCATGTTCTTCTTCTGCATTAAACTTATCAAGTTCTACTTGTGGGTCTTCTATACTTGGAAATAATCCAATAATAGTTCTATGAGATAATACTCCTCTTAGATTTTGCATTACCTCTGATATCTCTTTTAGATTTCTAGGTAGCGTCCTTGTGAATATTTTTTGGATATCTGTAGCTTTCAAATCAATATTAAGAAAATCAATTAATATTTCCAATCTCTCATTTAAGGTCTTTTTAAAATACATTTCCTTTTGACTTCCCAAGTGCTCCAGTGGCAATAATTTAAATTCTAGTGCCACACCTGAGGTATTTCCACTAAATTTTTCATCTGTCATATCTGGAGTAAATGAAAATTTATGTATGTCTCCATTTAATCTATCTTTGATATTTTGGCTATAGATGTCATTGGCTTCCTTGATTAACCATTTGGCGGTACCGTCACCATCCACCATAAATATTTTATGATTTTTCATTCTTTCTAAATCTTCCTCTGTGGTGCCTGATAAGTTATGGAGCACCAAATATGCATCGCTAAAATCTGTTAAGTCATCTATTGATGTTGAAACGGCTGTATTATAAGCGTTTATATACCCTATCACCCTTTCAAAATCTCCAGTTGAAAACTTATTATTTTGGTATTCTAAGATTGGTACTCTCTTAAATCCATGTAGCCTTTCCTGTGTGCTGACGCTTGTTAAATCTACCATCTTGGCAAGTTCTAAGCTTGATGTCTTGAATTGGTGAGTGGCTACAGTGGTATTGTCATATACTTCTAAAGTCACATCATACTCACTGTCACTAATCTTGCTAATTCCAAATCTTACAGCAGCAATCACATTTTGATTGATAGAATTGTCTTTCAATACAAATACATCTCTAGTATCCAATGCCTTAATCTTTAATTGCTTAAATTCATCAATATAGATTAATTCATAGGCTTTCCCAAATATTGAGCAGTTCAAGGCCGTTTCAAAATTGCTCTGCTGTTCTTCCTCTGTTGCCAGATACTCCCTCAATTTCTCAAAGTTATTCTTTTTTTCCTCATCAACTACATAGCTAATATTTTTCCCTAAAAAATAAGCTGTTGCAATAGTTGAGATATATTCAGCATATCCGCTTACTATCTTTGCATCAGCTTTTCCTTTTACTCTATTCTTTTTTTCTAAGATATCGTGCTTTCCAATATAGTAGTCAAATAATTTATTTAATTGCACTAACTCATTAGCTCTATAGCTGTCAAATGCCTGTGCTATTTGCTTTAAATCTATCATCTTACCCCCAATATTCCTTTATCCATAGTTCTTAATCTTCCTTTTTGCATCTTACTTTCCAGAGCATACCTCATCGCATCCATTAAGTGATTAAAATCATCTATAGGTTTATTTATAGCTGTCCCAAACTTATCTTTATCCCATTGGTAATTACTTATTTCAGTTATGAAATTAACACATCTAGGATGGATTATAATCTTGAAATCTTGGATAAATTGGATTCCATGATTGATACTATCCTTTCCTTTGGCTGCTGGTCTTATATTTACTCCAAGTCTTCTAATTTCATCATTGGATTTAGGCTCTGCACTGTCAGCTATGATTTTTTCTTTGATATAACCTTTTCTTTTGATTTCGTCAAATATAGCTTTATTAGACATGCCTTTCCTGTAAAACTCGTCAAATACATAAATCACTTTTTCTTTCTCATCAACTGCACCACAAAATAATGCTGCTGGGTCATTGGTATATCCATAATCCAATCCAAATACTGTATCTATATCTTCTCTTGCTAATAGCTCTTTGATATCAATATTTCTTTCTTCCCAATTCTCATATACTAACCCCTCTACTATTCCCCAGTTGCCAAGTCCTGCCACTTGATATCTTCTAGGGTTGTTAACCTTCATGTTCTCAAATAACAGCTTGTCATTATCATCTAACCACTCATTGCATAAATAGTTAGTAGTCTTAGCTAATACATTGATATCTTCTTTATCAAAAAATCTTCCCTTTATCCAATGTCTATCTGACCAGGGATTTAGCGTCAAAGTCCATTGTTTAAATAAATGTTCTGGAACTTCCCCTCTTATTGATTCGTCTAGCATGTCAAAGTCTTCTTCTTTCATGACCTCATAGCATTCTTCTATCCATCCCCAACACAAATGACCAACATCAACAGTAATAGAAGTTATTTTCATTGAGTCATCTAATCCTCTAAATAATATCTTTTGTCCTGTAGGCTTATATTTTATCTCTAAAGGACTTTCTTTATATTCCCAGTGTGATTCTACCCCTAACCTCTTTATAGCCCATTTAAGGTCTGTATAACAGCTATCCTTGATAGTCCTAAATACTTTTCTAATAACTAATAAATTAGATTCTGGGTACTTCATCAGCCTAACTATAAAATTTAGTGCTGTGGTCTTGCTTTTCTTGCTAGCTCTTGAGCCTTTACAGCATCGATAACGACCTTTAAAATTCCAAAAATCTAAATATCCCTTACCTACTATTTCCTGCATTGATACCTTTTTAATTTTCATAATAGTTCCACCTAAAATATTACAGTATAATAAAAAAGGCTATTTCTAGCCTTTCGTTTTAAAAATGTGTGCATGTTGTGTGCTTACTCTTCTAAATCATCCATAATTACAACTGGAACAGCTCCCTCAACTGATATCTTATCAGTAAATAGTTGATGCCTTTTTCCTAATAATTCAGCTGCTTTTATTCTTTCTTTTGCTGATACTTGTTTATTGACTATTCTAGCTTCTGATGATTTATCTCCCATGTTCTCAACTACTACCACTTCTTCTTGTATTTCTCCCCTCATAGTTGAGGTTAAGAGTTTCATGACTTCCTCTGCACTTGCTATCTTTGAACTTGATATTTCTTGCATTTTTTCATCAATATAGGATTTTACACTGACATTTTCTAGCAATTTGTAAACATGAGTTTTTGCATAAGCTTCACTGTATCCTGCCCCTATAGCTGATTGATATTTATTTCCAGTCTCTATATATAAATCACAAAATTTTTGTCGTATTACTGTTAATTTAGCCATGCACTCACCCCCGATAATTAGAATTAAAAAAGAGCCTAATGGCTCTATTTACAAACTTATGCAAAATTTGATTCTTTATGTTATTTCAATTTATTTCTTATTCTAAAAACATATAGTCTTTCATCATAGTTATCTTTGGTTTTTGAATTTATATTTATAAAAGAATTTATTACAATCCCACTAATTTTTTCTGAATCTTTTTTACATAAAGATGATTTTTCAATAAGATCAATCGCATCTTTTTCTGTTACTTCCTTTCTTTCATTTTCCATTTTCATATTCAAAAGCACTAATGTCTGCATTATCAGACTATAAGCATTTCTCAAATATTCATCTGTTTCTTTTTGTGATGGGATTTTGCCTTTATGAACAACTTCATTTCTCAATTTTGTTTGCTTTTCTGGAAAAGTTGGAGGAACACCTTTAAATACATTGAAATATAGCATGTAGTATGCACCTAATTGTCTTTCAGAAGTATTTCTTATTTTCTTCCATATTTTTTCATAACTTTCTCCGCTTATTTTTTCAACACCAAGAAACACTTTAGTGCAAAATTCAAAAAATCTTTCCATTGCTGCTGTAGAACTAGTAATTGCTTCTCTATAGTATCCATCCTCAAATGCGAAAACCGCTATTTCAAACAATTCAACAAATCTTTGAATTTCCATCTGATAGCGTTTTGTGTGCCCTTTCGAACATGTACATTCATATAATCCATCTTCATTATAAAGTACTGTAACTATTTCACTGCAAACATCACACTCTAATTTTAACCTCATTTTTCCTCCTCTATAATTTATAGTTGTTATACCACACTATATTAAAAAAGGCAAGCTTTTACACTTGCCTAAAATTTAGGAGGAAATACTATGAAAAATTAGTCATCCACATGATAATAGGAGCGACAAAAATTATTCAAAGATTTCACATGATAACATTATACATTTTTATTAAGTCCGTTACAAGGCCAAAAAGGTGCCAAATTATAAAAATTTTTCTAGCACCTCTTCAGGGAACAATATCTCACAAAGCTCATTAATCAGCCTGTTTCGATGTCTTTTCACACTTCTTATACTAGATGATAAAATTTCAGAAATATTTTCTATAGTCTCATTTTCAAAATATCTCAACTCAATAATTTTATAATACTCATCATTTTTTATCTCTTCTAATCCTCTTTCTATCAATTGGACTAATATTTTATATTTCTCTAATTGCTTCTGATTTTGCTCTTTTATTTCTTCTTTCTTTTCAATGTCACTCTTATACTCAAAATTACCTTCACCCATAGAACTAATCCCAGATATTTTTTTAAGAATAACATTATCCATATTATCTTGAATATATATAATTCTTTTCTTAAATCTGTTGTAATATCTTAGCATATCCTCAACTTTTTTGTATGTATTTTTTTCAGTAACAATTTTGTTGTATAGATTTGATTTCTTCTGAAAATACTTATCCAGTGCCTTTTCTATTTCTTTATCCGTCATTTCTACCCCCTAAAACTAAATGCTGGATTAACAATTTTCCTTGCTACATCTTTAATTTTCAATTCTAATTGTTCTTCTTTCAGTTTTATTTCTTTTTTCCTGTTTTCATGCTCTGTTTTCAATATCTCCAATTCTTGAATCTCTGATTTTTTTAATTTAATAGAGTTTTCAATTCTGTCAATCTGCTCATTAGAATCTTCAACAGTATTATTATTCTGTTCACGGAATATTTCTTTTTGTTGTATAAGTTCTAAATAATTTTTATGCAAGGCATCAAAGATTATTAAATTAGTTTCTTTGGATATCCCATCTCCAAATTCTATAGGATAAACAGTTAAAAGATTATCTTTATCACATACTAATATTAATTGCTCCTCTGTTGATATTCTGTATTCCCTCTCTTGATTATCTTTATTGTATTTACCAATGATTATTAATTCACAATTTCCAGATAACTCTATAAGCTGTCTATTTGCTCTCTCCACTCTTTCTGGATATTTTTCTCTCCAATCTCTAAAAGCATTATCTGTAATTATGATTTCATTGTGTATTCTAGATAAATACCTCATTAATGCATGTTGCTTTGGGTTTAATTTAGTCATCGCTCCTCCTCTCCAATCAACCAACTTAAATATTTTTGTGCTTTTTTCAAATCTGTTACACCGCTTTTCTTTTTTGCTCTAATTAAATATTTCAGAACATTTCCAATGCAATTTGCGCTAAATCCATTGTATTGATTTGAAATAGCTCTCACTATATCTATGGTTTCGATTTCTAACCCCTCCACTTGATAGTGGCTTGGGCTATTTACGACATCCTCTCCTGTTAGATTTTCCATTATCTCATCTACTGATTTTTTAGGCATTTATCCCTCCTATTGATAATAATTACATCTGAAATCGCTGTCCGTAACAGTACAAACTGCCTTTAGATTAGCTACAAAATAATCATACATCCCCTCTATTATATCTTCCATTCCTTCCTCATCTATTGATTCATGGTATCTTTCCTCAACAAAATTTCTAAAATGTCCTTGCTCCATCAATTCTATTAAATTGCTTTCAATGTCCATTGCTTCATTTAATTTTGGGCATTCTCCAGTATATGGGTTTCTGTGACTGCACCATCTGCATATTTCCTTACTCATTTTTTATCAACCCCTTTATATTTATTAA